CGGCTGACGAAGCCAAGGCGCGTATCGAGGCAGACCGTACCGCCAAAGTGCAGGGTCAAATTGACCGTGCTGCCTCACAATCTGACGGAGTACCATGGTAATGGAAACCAAACACATACAGTTACACGACTTAGCAAACGTGCTGAATCTGATCGACGTAGCCGCACAGAAAGGTCTTTTCAAAGGAGATCAGCTTTCCGCTATTGGATCTATGCGTGATCGTTTTATGCAGGAACTGAAAGAGCAAGCTCCTGCTGAAGACAACGTGGCGACGATTGAAGATCCCGATACAGCGGTGGTTCAGTAACAGCGATGGACGTGGGTTCGGTTGGCGAATCTGCCCAAGTTTCTTGGAAACAGGTTGCGGTTCAGAAGCAAGAACGTCTGCGTACAGGTGCAGAAGGCGAGACTGTGCGCGAGGCGATAGAAACAATCATACCGACGATCTATACGAAAGAAGGTAACAAAGTAGAAGCGCAACCGCTTGCGCCCACCCAACGAGTGAATATATCGATATGAGTGACGCAGGGGAAAAAGCATTGATTGAAGTTAACGCGCACGAGCGTGAGTGTGCTTTGCGTTACGAGCGCATCGAAGAGCGCCTTGCAGAAGGCTCTGCGAAGTTTAAACACCTAGAACATTTGATTTATGGATTGTATGCGCTAATTGCAGCGGCTGCTTTGCCGCAATTCTTTATGGGGTGATCCCCAATGGTGATTGAAAGCATCGCAGGAGCCGCTGCTGCGCTAAGCTCTATAAATCAACTCATCACTGCCTGTAACGAGGGTAAGGCTAACGTGTCTTCGGTGATGGGCATGATTAGCGATTTCGGAGAGGGGCTAAACAACTTCGAGCTTGAGCGTAAAAAATCAACGTTCAAACCTTTGAGCCAAAACGACCTGTTGAAGCTCTCTCAAATTCGCAGGCAACAAGAGCGGTACTGGAAGGATGTTCATGACCTCCTGCTAGTGGCAGATCCAGCTCTTCTTGAGTCCTTCAAGGCAGCAAAAGCTCAACAAGAGCGCGACCGTCAAGCGCACTCTAAAATGATTGCTCGTAAACGTAGAGAACGTCAGCACTTGATCAATCAAATCTTAGTCGGAGCAATAACGCTTCTAATTGGTGGGATCATCATTACAATGGGTTTCGCAATCCTATTGAGGATGTATGGATGATTATGGCGTTCCTATTAATTGTTGTGGTCGATAACGCGCCAATCGAAGAACGGTTTTTCTTTCGCACGATTGATCGCTGTAACTTCTTTGCCCACATGATCGAATCTGGTCAGTACAAAATGGTTCAAAACAATCGAATATCCTCACAGCAAAACGTGACAGCGTACTGTGTGCCTAAATACGCAAAACCTAATACGAAGTTCTGGGATTGATATGGCAGCGAAAAAGCTAGAGCCAAACAGCGAGTACGCGAACTACGACACAGATGGTGATGGTGTGGTCACAGATGACGAACTAGAGACAAGTCAGCAACTGCAAGAGCTTCGGCTTCAGCAAGACAAGGCAAACGCGCAGCGAGGTATGGCTTGGTTCGCTTTGTGGGGAATGCTGCTGTATCCGACACTGATCGTAGTTTGCACGTTTGTCGGTTTAGATCATGCCGCTGCTATATTAGGAGATATAGCTTCTGTGTATTTTGTAGCGATTGCAGGTTTAGTGGCGGCGTTCTTCGGCGCTAGTGCATGGGTAACAAGAGGGAATGGGAAATGAGTTTAGTCGGACAACTGATCGGGCCGGTTACGGGTTTGCTGGATAAGTTCATCGAGGACAAAGATCAAAAGAACGCGCTGGCACATGAGATCGCAACTATGTCAGAGCGCCACGCACAGGAGGCACTCAAGGGCCAATTGGAAATCAACAAGATGGAAGCGGCACACAAGAGTTTGTTTGTTGCTGGGTGGAGACCTGCCATCGGCTGGATCTGTGCGGTAGGGCTGTTGTACAACACGATTGTGGCTAACGTATTAGGGATATGGATGGAGGTGCCAGAGGTAGATACAACACTTCTTGTGCCCGTTATGATGGGAATGTTAGGTCTCGGAGCAATGAGAAGCTACGAGAAGGTCAATCAGGTAGCTCGGGAAAAGTAATGACTCAGCTAATCGAGATGCTAAAGTTACACGAAGGTGTACGATCTAAAGTATATATGTGTAGTGCAGGCTACGAAACGATAGGCGTGGGTAGAAATATCGCAGAGTCAGGTTTAGGACTGTCTGACGATGAAATTGAATATTTACTAGCGAACGATATAGCGCGAGTAAAAAACGAGCTTGCAGATACATACTTTTGGTTTAACGGTATTAACGAAGCACGTCAAGACGCAATGATCGATATTTGTTTTAATCTTGGTCTGACCAGATTGCGTGGATTTGTAAAAGCCCTCGAAGCCATGTCTCGTGAGCAGTTTGATATAGCCGCTGATGAATTTATGGATAGTCGATGGGCTTCTCAGGTAGGCAATCGGGCTGTTAGAGTGACTGAAATGATCCGCACAGGTGAGTATCAGTAATGCCTTTACAAAAGTTTATTTTTAATCCTGGAATAAATAAAGAAGGCACTGATTATACCGCTGAGGGTGGGTGGTTTGACGCTAATTTAATGCGTTTCCGTAAAGGATTGCCCGAAAAAATAGGTGGTTGGCAAAAGTATATTCAGACTTCTTACGAAGGGACAGGACGTAAATTACACGGTTGGGTAGATTTAGATGGCACGAAATTATTAGGACTCGGCACTAGATTTAAACTATATATTCAAGAAGGTACTTCTTACAACGATATAACACCGATACGCAGCACAACTAGCGCAGGGGACGTTACTTTTGCTGCGACAGACGGATCGAGTACTCTTACCGTTACAGATTCTGGACATGGAGCAGTAGACGGAGATTTTGTTACTTTTTCTGGTGCAGCGAGTCTCGGAGGTAATGTTACGGCTGCGGTATTAAACCAAGAATATCAAGTCGTATCTGTCCCTACAGCTAATACTTTTACAATCGTTGCTAAAGATACTGACGGAGCAACAGTAACAGCGAATAGTAGCGATAGCGGTAACGGTGGCAGTAGCATCGTAGGTACTTATCAAATTAATTCTGGTCTCGATGTTTTCGTAGATGGTACAGGTTGGGGCGTCGGAGCTTGGGGATCAGGGACTTGGGGATCTACGACTTCATTAGGAGACGCTAACCAGTTGCGTTTATGGTCGATGGATAACTTCGGTGAAGATTTAGTATCTAATCCACGAGCAGGTAGTATTTATTATTGGGATAAAACTAACGGATTAAATACTAGAGCCGTTGCTTTAACTTCTTTATCAGGGGCTAATAAAGCACCAACTAAAGGGCTACAAGTTTTAGTTTCTGATGTAGATAGACATGTTATCGTTTTAGGAGCAGACCCGATAAGCGGCGGTTCTCGTAGTGGGACTATTGACCCATTACTTATAGCTTTTTCTGATCAAGAAAATATTGCTGAATGGGAGCCACTATCTACGAATACTGCTGGTTCGTTACGGTGTTCTGCAGGGTCAGAAATTATTGGTGGCGTTAGAGCTAGACAAGAAACTTTGATATATACCGACGTAGCTTTATATAGTTTGCAATTTATAGGGCCACCTAATACTTTTGGTTTAGTTTTAATTAATGAAGGTGTAAGTCTTATTGGGCCGAATGCTGCAGTAAATACCCCGAACGGTATTTTTTGGATGGATAAAAAAGGTTTTTATAATTACAACGGTTCAGTTCAACCTTTACCGTGTAGTGTACATGCTTTCGTATTTGATAATTTTAATGAAAAACAAGCGTTCCAAGTTTTTGCATTTTTAAATAAACAATTTGATGAAGTCGGATGGTTTTATTGTTCAGGGACGAATACTGTTATAGATAAATATGTTGTTTATAACTATGTAGAAAATATTTGGTCTATCGGTGAATTATCTCGTACCGCTTGGTTAGACGAAGGTATCGTAGCGTTCCCCCGCGCTGCAGGAAAAGCGGACGGTACAGCGTATTTATATTCACATGAAACAGGTTTCGATAATGACGGTACTCCGATGGATAATGTTTTTATTGAAAGCGCAGATTTCGATTTAGGTGACGGAGAAGAATTCCAATTTATACGCCGATGTATACCTGATATTAAATTTACAGGTGATTCTAGCGGTACGCAAAAAATTAATTTGGTATTAAAAGCTCGTAATTTTCCAGGAGAATCGTTAAGTACCGATCAAACAACTTCGTTTTCTGCAACGACTACTAAAATAGATACGAGGGCTAGAGGCCGACAAGCCGCAGTACGTTTTGAATCAGATGATGATGGAACGACTGACGATAGATTAGGTGTAGGATTTCGTATCGGCGGTACACGATTAGATATACAACCAAATGGTAGGCGGTAATGGGTAGATTACTTACAGGTCGTTTACCAGAAGTCGTTAGCCCGACTGTAGAAGCGCCTACGTTTAATCGCGCTATGCGAGTTTTAGAATTAAATTTAGGATCATTCGATCCAGATAGAACGCCGCAATATACTGCTAGTAATCGAGATACGTTAAAGCC